ATGGAATATCCAACATTAAGGTTTGTGTTCGATCGAAAGAAGGTCGCAACCAAGGAGAAAAAAGGTCTTGTGCAGATCGAGGTATGCTCTGAGAGAAAGAGAAAATGGATTGGTACGGGTGTAAAGGTATACGCCGATCAATGGGATGACAAAAGAAAGGTCACGGCTCGACCCGACTCGTTGGACTTGAATATGAAGCTGGACTTGATGATGTCTAATATCCTAGAGTACGTGAACTCATTGATACGTCGAAAGGTCCCGTTCGATTTCGAGTCATTGGACGTTTTCTTGAAAAATAGCTCGGAATCGGATTCTTTCATTGATTTTATAGTTAGGAGGACTGATGAGAGGAAAGACCGTGCGGAAGGAACCATAAAGCATTATAGGACATTGGTTAAGGTTTTGGAGGATTTTGGGAGGATCAATTATTTTCATGATTTGACCCGTTCCAATATAACTATGTTTGATGATTACTTGAGAAGCAAAGGTATTAAGGATACTACCGTGTATGGTTACCATAAGAATATGAAGGCTTATATAAACGAGGCCATAAGATTCGGTATAATCTCGGAGAATCCTTATGTGGGGCTTAAGATCAACAGGGGGAAGTCGGATAAACGGAAATATCTCACGTATGAGGAGATGAGAAGGATGGAAAGATGTCGTATCACCGATCCTAGCGTAAACAGGGTGAGGGATCTTTTCTTGTTCCAGTGCTATACCGGGTTGGCCTATTCGGATTTGTATAAGTTTGACTTCGCAAGCGATGTAGAGCGGAGGGGGAATAAGTTTATTATAGCGGATAGGCGTGTAAAGACCAACGAGGATTATTTCATAGTCTTGCTGTCTCCCGCCATGGATATACTAAAAAAATATGATTTTGATCTTCCGGTAATAAGTAATCAGAAATATAACGACTATTTAAAAGTCGCAGCGAGTTTCGCCAAGATTGACAAGAATCTGACTACGCATTGTGCAAGACATACGTTTGCGGTTTTCGCGTTAAATAATGGTGTTCCGATGGAGGTGGTGTCCAAGATGCTTGGACATACAAATATAAAAACAACACAAATTTACGCAAAGGTGCTCAACACAGAGGTCGAGAAAGGATTTGATGTCTTGGAGCGAAAGATGAAGGTTTAGCGATAAATAGACCAATAAACAACGCCCGTGTCAGAAAAAACACGGGCGTTATACTTTTGGCATGCGACAAATAGGACAATTTTAGAGACTGGTATCATGCCGGACAAAATCAAGCTCATAACCTAGAGCGTCTCCGATCTTTGATAACAGGTCGATGCCCGTGCTGTATTTCCCGGACTCAATCCGGGCGATATTCCCTTGGCTGATCCCTGTAAGATCAGCCAGCTTGTATTGAGATATACCGGCCTCCATGCGGAGCCGGGATATCCTTTTGCCGATTCTTTCTCTATCATTTCCCATACTGCGGATTTTTTCATTCTATATCTTCTATCGCATAATCTCCAGATGCAGCAGGAGCAAGCTCATTTACAATACTGTCAATTTTTCCGCATCTTCATCAGATATTTCGATCTGCATATTTTCATTGCAGATCATTTCTATCCCGTTATTTTCCAGAATCTCTAATAACTCGCTATTTTTGCAATATAATGTCTTCATTTTTATTACGCCGCTTATCCGTTGCCGCCGGTTCTATTGTTATTTTGATATTGCAATATGTAATATCAAATTTGATATCATGCAAGGCTTTGGTAAATTATTTTATATGTTTTATGGCATATTTTCTTTCTCTTTCTCCTCCAGTACCTTTTTAAGCTGATATAGGCTCAAAATATCATACTCAAATGTCGGATTTTCCCAGTTTCTTCGGACGGAGTTCGTTTGGACCGAGATAAATTTCCGAAGGTCGAAGATGTATTGAAACGGGCTTAGCCTGATCTCATTAAATGTGATTTGATAGTTATCAAACCACTCTAAAAGTTTTTTAAGTTCCTCGTTCATGGTTATACAATAAAATTTGTTCTCGCAAATATACCAATAATGCCTATATGACCGGACCTAACTATGTACGAATGATTCGTAGATGATAGAAAACAGTATAGAATAGTTGATTTTTTGGTGTCCGATGGGAGATAATGATCAAAGTAACAAACACGAGTCACTTTATTTATCTCTTTTGCGAGAAAACAGTAGATTATGATCGGAGCGATAGTTGGAGCCGCCAGTTCCTTGGCGAGTGGCATTGCCGGGGGAATAAAGGCAAGGAAGGCGGCTAGAAAAGCGAACGCCGTGTTGGATAAACAGGCAAAGGAGAATGAGGATTGGTTTAACCGTAGGTATAACGAGGATTATACCCAAAGCGCGGAGGCGCAAGCCGCCTTGACCAAGGCTAGGGAATTAGCGGATGAGCAGTACCGTAAGGCCTCCGGTACCGCCGCGGTCGTAGGAGCTACTGATGAGTCCGTAGCGCAGGCCAAGAAAGCGGCGGGCGAGGTGATATCCGATACCGCCAGTGGTATAGCCACTAACGCTACCGCACGGAAGGATGCTGTGGAATCCCAATATCTCAACACCAAGAATAATATCAGTAACCAAAGGCTGTCTATCTATAATCAACAGGCGGCAAACGCCACGCAAGCGGCTAATCAAGGATTACAGGCAGGGATGGGCCTCGTTGGGGCTGATGCGCAAGCCCATCTTGACAAGGGTAAGGGATTATTCGAGTCTATATTCAAAAAGTAACAACCATGACATTAGAAGAAAGATATAATAGGAAAAGGACCCCGGTCGTTCAAAGGCCGGAATTGTCCACTACGCCATTGGTTGAGCCGGAGGTTGCCGGAAGCCAGAACCCTATAGCTCCAACCGTGGATAATACGGATGAGACCGCTCCGCAAGCGAGCGTTGTCGAGCCTCAAATGAACGATTACCAATGGAACCAAAGGCTTTATGAGACGCTCTTTCAAAAGCCGATAAGTCAAGAGGAGGAGGAGAGAAGAAAACGGGCCGCTTCCGTAGCTACTGGAATCGGGCATCTAGGCAATGTGTTGTCTTCCTTCTCCAATTTGGCATTCGCGGGAGAGGCACCTTCGCAGAAACTACCCACCGTAGCTGATCCTAAACTACAATCCTATTCTGACAGGTTGGAGGCTATCAGGCAAAGATACGGGGCCGGGTATCTGGCCGCAAGGCAAAACGACATCAATAATTATCAAAGGGCATTGCAGCTTTATAGACAGGATCAAGCGAGAAAAGCCCAGAATGATTTGGAAAAGGCCAAGATAGCGCAAAGTGCCGCTCAATTCGCAATAAAGAATGACAGGGAGGAGCGGAAGATGAAACAGGATGCCGCATATAAAGAGAGAGAGTTGGGTATAAGGCAATCCAATCTCCGTAGTCTTGAGCAATATCGTACCGCTAAAGCTAATGGCTCTGGGGCGGATAAGTCTATTGACATCATCGGCAGAAACGGTAAACGTTTCACTTTGTCCGGTAAGGATAAAGATGGGGTTATCGCTTATATGTATAAGAGGATGTTGGAGTATGCGGAAGATCATCCAAAAGAGAATAAGAGTATATCGGATATATCGTGGCAGTTTGGTGAAGGTGGAGACCAAAAGACCAAACAAGCCGCTATTGTCATGAGTAATATTCAGAATTTCCCGGAATTATACGATGAGTTTGATCAGATAATTGGATCGGGAGGTTCTTCTACTAGTACTAACAAGAAAAGTATAGGTTGGGATAATAATTCGAGTTCTAAAAATGTAGGTTGGTAAAATTATGGAAGTGAACAATACCAGAAAATTATATGACGCTTTAAAAAGCGATGGATATACTGATTTGGGCGATTTTTCCTCTTTTGAGGGGAAATTGAAAGACTCAGGTAAGCGTGAAATGCTTTATGATGTCTTGAAAAAAGATGGATGGCAAGATTTAGGAGATTTCTCCCAATTCGAGAGTAAATTAGGCTATGCTCCAATTAATAACGAGAATATTAAAGAGACAGACTATGTTTCCCAATCAAGTGTTAATCCTCCTCCTATATCCCTAAGACAAGAGGTTGATATTCCCAAATCAGATCAATCCGAGTATGTTAATCCATGGGATAATTCTGCCGATTATAATTTTGAGTCCTTGCGTAAAAAAGGAAAGATTGAGACCGCTACTCCTCCACCTCCTACGGAGTATGAGAAGGATTCTTCTTTTATGAATACTTGGGCTGGAGACGCTATACAGAAGCTAAACGCAGGAGGAGCCGATCTTGGTGCCGGTATCTTTGGGGTATTGGATAAGGTGTCCAAAGGACTGGAATCCGCAACGGGAGGACTGATCCCACGTGGCGGGGCATTCAAGGATATCTCAGATAGATTTAAGGCTGATGCGGAGTTTTCCCGGGCAAGGTCAAACAGATACAATGGCAAGGATTTCACCGATCTGTGGAAAGAAGGGAATTATATGGGTGCCATAGGCGATATAGCCTTGCAAGGCGTAGAGTCGCTTCCGATGTCAATCGGGGCCATGGCCGCAACAATGGCCGGAGCTCCAGCGGCCGGACTCGCAGGTATAGGATCAATAGTGGCTAGCCAGAAATATGATGATCTTGACCAGAATAACCCAAACATGGGAGAGTTCGCAAAGGTATCTAACGCTATTCTTACTGGTACGGCAGAATCCTTGTCTGAGATGCTGGGCGCTGGCGTATCCAAGGCTTGGATGTCAACCTTATTCAAGACGCTAGGAAAGGAAAAGGCGCAAGAGGCTATCAAACGTGGCATAATGGGTAAGATGCAAGAGTTCTATAAAAAATTCGGTATGTTTTTCGAGCCTGTAAATGAAGGTATCGAAGAGGTATCTTCCACGCTAGCGGAGAATATAACGGATAAGATAACTGGTGCGGATCCGGAAAGGGATTTGACCGATGGTGTATTGCAGAGTTTTGTCTATGGTATGGGAGGCGGCGCTTATTTTACTGGAGCCGGAGCGTTGGCTAAAGGTGCGCAATACGTAGCGGATAAAATAGGAGGCAAACAGGCTCAGCAGCCTATCACCGATTCCAATGTAACAGATCAAGGCGTTGAAACTCCTCCTCTATTAACTAAGTCAAGGTTTGCCGAGGCAGAGGAAGAAGGTCGAAATATGACTGATCCGGGCGATATACGGACGGCGAGCAAAAAAATGGAAGAGACAAGGCTTTCCCTATCTGGAATGGTTCCGGGTTTGGCTAGTACGATAGAAAGCTATGTGGATGATGGAGCTAGCGAGGCCCAAGTGATGAGTCTTCTTGATGGAGTTAATGCGGATGCCCGTCCGTTAGCCGAGGATTTCTACGCTGATTATCTCAGGATATCCGGTTTGCAGGATCGTATAGGCGAGGAAATAGACAATGAGGTTGAAACTTACGTTGCCAATAATATTACTCCTTATGTTACCACGAATCCTGATGGTCAGTCTATCGTTACCACAGCTACGCTTAGCGAGGGAAATGAGGAAAGACCTGTGTACGTTAGGAGTATCGAGGGAGATAAGGCCGTTATTTCCGATAACGGACAGGATCGGATGGTCTCGGTGAAAAGGTTGAGCGATATAGTAGAGCAAGATGCCGGTCATATGAGACGGACCTATGAGGATCAATTATTGGCTACCCGCCAGTCCGAGCTTGACATGACCATGCATCATAATCCCAAGACGCAATTACCAAAGCCGGGGTTGATCATATGGAACGGGGATAATGCGTTTATCCTTCAAGGACAAGATGAGAACGGTGATTGGATCGCTCAACCTGCGGCTTATGATAGAGAAACCGGGCAGGTGACAGCCAAGAATGGCTCTTCCCCCGCAATGCCTATAACAGAGAATGAGATTCTTGATCTTCAAGATGCCATATATGACGCTCAACAAGTTAATGTGATGTCGCCAGAGGATGATAATGTAGCAAGTGCTGATGCCGAGATAACCTCTGCACCTCCCATGGAAGATGCGATCAACCAGCCAACGAGTGAGATTGAGACGGAAGGTGCCATTGATCAGATAGCACAACCTAGCAATGTGGAGAATCCCTCCATGGTCATGCGAGAAGATGGTACGCCAGATTTCGTATCGTCAGGAACGGATATGGCCTTGGATTTCCTCTATGATAAATATGGCGATAAGATGCCAAGGAAGATCGAGGTGACGAGAAAGTCTTTCGATGAAAGCCTTAAAAAAGCGTCTGATGCCTTGGAAAAGGCGCAAGAGGCATACGATGATGCCCCTATCGGAAAAGAGGATAAGGCCGAGGCCGCATTGATAAAAGCCCGACAAGAATATGAGGCGATCAAGGTCGAGGCTGATTTCTGGGCTAATCTTGATGATGATATCAAGGAGGCCAGCAAGAAGCCGGGTGATGTCATAGCGAAGGAGATCTCCGTGATAGGTGATCCTATGAGCGGAGAGGAGTTTGCGGCCATGATGCTGGCTAATGGGGCGATCAAATTGACACGTGACAGTTACAAGAAAGAGACCGGTGCCGGGAATAATGAGACAGCGAGGATGTTCGGACTGTTCGCCTCTCCGGAGAAAGGCGGTGTTAATATAGAGAGGGCGGGTGAGATATTGGAGCTTGCCGATAGGGAGAATGGCACTAACTTCTTCGATGAGAACGATACGAACGCCGGAAGGGACGCTATCATAGAGGTCTTGTCTTCCGCTCGTACACGTGGAGACTTGATCGATTATGTCAAGAGGAACCGTGAGGCGATCGCTGAGCGTGAGAGACAGGCCGAGTACAACGCTTACGCTGAGTGGTGCGAGGAGAATTATCATATGTCCCCGGAAGAATACGAGGCGTATGAGGAAAGCATGGCACGTGATTTCTCGGAGAAACAATTGACTGATGAGGAGCGAGGCGAGCTTGATTCGCAAATCGTGGATGAAATACAGGCCATAATTGACGAACAAAATGAAATAGACGCTATCTTAGCGCAAAATAAACCGATAGAAAATGAAAACATTGAAGGAAATGACGAAAGCGGAGGCGATGGCTTACGCGAGGGAGGCGGCGAGGTACTGCCAAGAGAACAACTTGATCAGACCGGGGGAACTGGAGAGGTTGAGGGAAGAGAATCGGCTGGCCCCGACATTGATCGCACGGATGGAGCTACACAAGAAGGCTCATCAAGGGGACTAGTTCCTTTTGTCGCTCCTTCTCCAAAGGAGAATGAGACCCCATTGGACTATGCCGAGCGCATAGTTGAGGCTAAGAGATTGCACGAAGAGGAGCTAAAGGTTGATACCAATCCAACAGAGGCGCAGAAAGAGGCCGGCAATTACAAGAAAGGCCATATAAAGATAAACGGTTTCGATGTCACCATAGAGCAGCCCGCCGGTTCCGTCCGTTCCGGTAAGGACGCTAATGGAAAAGAGTGGTCTGTTACCATGAACAACACTTACGGTTACATTCGAGGTACTGAAAGTGTGGATGGTGATCATATAGACGTATTCCTAGGTCCGGATATGAATAGTGACATGGTGTATGTCGTGGATCAGGTGAATACTGATGGCTCATTCGATGAGCATAAGGTTATGATGGGATTCTCTTCCTTGGAAGACGCTAGGTCCGCTTACTTGTCAAACTATGAGGAAGGTTGGCAAGGGTTAGGCAACATTACCGGGGTAGCGTTGGATGGGTTCAAGAAATGGATTGATTCCTCGACTCGCAAAACAAAGCCCTTCTATGAGTATAAGGGAATTAAACAGGAGGAAGGCGATATTTCTAAAAATAATGATTCTGATAATTATAGCATTGTTCCCTCCCAATACACTACCAAGAAAGGAAAAGTTCTTGATATGCGGCTATTGAAGTTCGGTAATGAATTATCGAAGGAACAGCAACGTGCCGCCAAAGAGCTGGCCAAGGCTGAAAAGGGTTGGTATGACAGGGAACAGCGAGGTTTCATGATGCGTAGCGATGAAAGCGCAAGGCGGTTGGCCGATACCATTCTTGGCGATACCGATGCCGTAAGCGATGCGCAACCTATTTCTCTTGAAGACACACGCAGGGTCGTAGAGCCTCAAAAGGTAAATGTAGAAAACCTTATTGGTGATATCAACGATAAGGGCAAAGCTAAATTGAGCGATCGTACCGTTACCCCTAGCGGTAACCGCCTTGTTACCGATGAACGGTATGCGGAACTCCGTGAGCGCATGCGCAGGAAACTAGGCGGTCAAATGAATATGGGTGTTGATCCTGAGATATTGGCGATAGGTACTGAAATGGCGGTTTATCATATAGAGAAAGGATTGCGTAAGTTCTCTGATTACTCAAAGGCAATGATCGATGATCTAGGTGACGCTATACGACCGTATCTTAAAGCATTCTACAATGGAGCGAGGGATTTGCCCGAAGTAGGAGATAACGGATGGGATAAGGATATGACCGCTTATGAGGATGTCCGTTCATTTGATGTAGCTAATTTTGATAAGCCTGTCCCGGATATAATGGATGCCGCCGAGACCGTGGTTAGAGAGACAGAGATTGCCAGACAAGCGAGTGCCGCGAAGAAAAAAATAAAAAATAGCCGGAAAAAGCAAACGGACAACAAAGACAAACCATTACCTTTGTATGGTAACGATTTATTCACTCCTAATAATATTAAAGACAATGAGCAAGGAAATTCAAGAGCGGATCAAGGCGTGGGAAGAAAAGCACGGGAAGAGGATCGAGGATCTGAACGCGGAGGAGACCGTGGAGGCGTGCATGGAAGTGATGTGCTTGACACGGAGCGAGGCCGAGGAATACCTATCAGCGACAGCGACAAGCGGCCTGTTGTAAGGAATCAAAACAATTTCAGCTTCCCGGAGAAAGGTATTGAGCTTCCTTCCGGTGATATATCCAAGCTAAAAGCCAATATTGAGGCGATAGAAACGCTGAAAGACGTAGAGGACGGCCAAGGAAAACCTACCCCGGAACAACAAGCCAAGATGTCAAGGTACGTTGGATGGGGAGGTTTGGCCGAAGCCTTGAACGAAGGCAAATACAACGCGCGTGACAACAATTGGACTAAGGATCGAAATTGGAATGATAAGTATCTACGTTATTACGAGAAACTAAAATCCTTATTAAGTAAAGAAGAGTTCGACAGTGCCGTCCGTTCCACGACAACCTCTCATTATACCCCGTCCGAGGTCGTGGAAAGCTTATGGGGAATAACGGAGAAACTTGGATTCAAGGGCGGCAATATCAGTGAACCCGCTATGGGTATAGGCAACATAATCGGTATGATGCCTAGGTCTATATCTGAAAACTCAAGTATAAGCGGGTTCGAGATAGATAGTTTGTCCGGTCGTATGGCAAAGGCCTTATATCCTGACGCTAATATAAAGGTACAGGGATATGAGAAAGCGTTTTCTCCAAACTCGAAAGACTTAGTTATCACCAACGTCCCATTCGGGAAAAACGCTCCATATGATAAGGTTTTAGATAAGCAATTCAGGAAGAAACTTGGTTCCTCTTATAATCTCCATAATTATTTTATCCTAAAGGGGCTTCTGGAATTGAAAGAAGGTGGTCTCGGCGTATTCGTCACGTCCTCGGCTACGATGGATGGGGCCGATAGTAAGTTCCGTGAGTACGTGAGTGGAAACGGTTATGATCTGGTCGGAGCTATTCGATTGCCTAATGACGCTTTCCAGAAAGGGGCCGGCACGAGTGTTACGGCCGACATCGTTATATTCCGTAAAAGAAAGTATGGGGAACCTTCGAATGGGATAGGGTTCACTACTACAACGCAAATAGGTGAAGGAACTTATATGGAGGACGGGGATAAAAGGAGCAAGCCTATCATGGTGAACGAGTATTTCTCCAATCATCCCGATATGATGTTAGGTGATATGATGACCGCTTATGACGCTGGTAGCGGAGGTCTATATAGTGGAGCGTCCCAGACATTGAAAGCCAAACCCGGGGCCGATTTAAGCAAGGAACTATTTAATGCTATTGATAACTTACCAAAGAATATCCTATCAGGTGTTGTAGAGACTAAAGGGCCGGAGGTTGTGGGTGACTCCACTTTGAAAGATGGTACTATTACCGTCCAGAATGGCAATGTCTTTGTTTTAGATGGGGACTCGTTAAAACCGATTAAGGCAAATCCTACGTTCGTTCATAATGGTAAGACCCGGAAAATAGCGGATGCGGTAAATGATTACAATGATATAAAGAAAAATCTATACGATCTTATCCATGATGAGCAAACAAAGGGTGTGGACCCCGAGCCCGCGAGGAAAAGGCTAAACAAAGTATATGATGCTTTCGTGTCCAAATATGGGACACTTAACAGGAACAAGGCTTTGGACGATATTTTCGCCGAGGATGTTGAGCATGGATTACCCTTCTCTTTGGAGACCGTTAGAAGGGTACCTTCCACGACCGGAAAATCCATGGTATGGGAAGTCTCGAAAGCAGATGGTATCTTGAATAAGCGTGTAAGTTATCCATTCGAGCTGCCGACAAAAGCGGATAATGTCTTGGATGCCGTCAATATAAGCAAGTCATATAAAGGTAATATTGATATACCTTATATCTCGGAGATAACGGGTATGGATGAGGAGAACGTGACAAACGAGATACTAGAGAAGGGAATTGCTTATAGGGATCCTGTTACCGGCAATATAATAGATAAGAGCGAATATCTCTCTGGAAACGTAAAAGATAAGTTGGTCGAGGCTAGGGCGGCCTTGGAAGATCATCCGGAGTTTCAAAAAAACGTGGATGACTTGGAAGCCGTACAGCCAGAACGTATACCCTATGGTGAGATAAGTTATCGACTGGGGACTACATGGATCCCGTCTGAGTTTATAAATAATTTCGCTGATAATGTACTGGGTATATCTTACGCTAACGCTAATTTTATTCCGGAGATCGGTGAGTATATTCTTGATAAGAGGGCGTTCATAACCGATTACGCTAAAGCCGGTCAATTCAAGACTGAGAGAATGGACGCTATAGACGTGTTCAAGGCCGCTCTTAACCAACGTAAACCCAAGGTTTATGACGAGATTAAATATTATGAGGACGGTAAGCAGAAAACGAGAAGGGTCGTAAACGAGCAGGAGACACAGGCCGTTGCCGAGAAAATATCCGACATGTCCGATAAGTTCGTGGAGTATATTGATTCTAAAACGATGTTTCATGGTCGTATTGAGGACGTGTATAATGATAAATATAACAACTATGTACTAAAAAAGTATGACAAACCGGTTTTTGAGCATTATCCTAACGCTAATAAGAATATAACACTTAGGGATCACCAGAGCAAGGCGGTGCAACGTTGTCTATCCGAGAGCACGTTACTCGCTCACCAAGTCGGTACGGGTAAGACCTTTACCATGATTACGTCCGCTATGGAAATGAGAAGGCTAGGTATAGCGAAGAAACCCATGATCGTTGTCCAAAACGCTACCCTAGAGGATTTCGTCCGTGACTTTTATAAACTGTATCCTTCCGCTAAGATTCTATCTCCGACAAAGGAGGAGCGTAACGCCGATAATAGGACAAGGCTGTTCAATCTTATAGCTACCGGAGATTTTGACGCTATCGTTGTCCCACAGTCATTCATGGCGTTTATCCCGGATAGCGAGGAAAGGAAAAAGGCATATATCCAAAAGCGTATAGATGATTTTGAGGAGGCTATCGATCGCATAGAAGACAAGGCTTTACAGGAGAGATTGAAAAGGGAGGCCAAGAGTATGCGTGATTCTCTGGAAGGTATAAAGAAAGGGAAAAACGTAAAGGGCAAGGCAAAGACAGCGGAGACTATCACGGCCAAGACGGAGCGTATTCTTGACAGGCGGACTGATAACGTCATGACGTTTGAGCAAATGGGTGTTGACGCTTTGTTCATTGACGAGGCGCATAATTATAAGAAGATCGGGTTTCCAAGCAAGATGTCGAACGTTAAAGGTATCGATACGAGCGCGTCACAAAGGGCTAATAGTATGTTGCTAAAAGCCCAATGGATATCTGAGAATAATGGTGGTCGAAACGTGGTTCTGGCAACCGGTACCCCTATCACTAATACAATGGCAGAGGTCTGGACTATGATGAATTTCGTGGCACCCGATATCCTAGACGCGTATAATATCAATAGCTTTGACGAGTTCGCTACCACTTTTGGAACGGTTGAGCCCTCATTGGAGTTTACCGCTACCGGTAACTTTAAGATAGCCGAGAGGTTCAAGAGCTATACGAATGTCCCGGAGCTTATAAAGGCGTTCAGGAGCCATACGGACGTTGTCTTGACAGAGGATGTCAAGGAGTTCAAGGAAGACAAGAATATCCCTAAGTTGAAAGACAATAAGATGACCAATGTCATTGTCGAGAAGAACGAGGACTTGGAGGATGTCATGCAAACCCTTATCAAGGAATTAGAGGATTATAACAAATTGACAGGAAAAGAGAAGAAGGATAAGAGCGCGCTACCCTTGGTCGTGTTCAGCAAGGCTAAACAGGCTGCGATTGACCTTCGCTTGCTTAATCCTACATTTCCCGACAATCCTGATAGCAAGACAAACAAGGTGGTCGATAACGTGTTGAGATTATATAAGGAGAGCGATAAGGACAAAGGCACGCAACTTATATTCTGCGATAGTTATCAATCCCCTTCTGAGACTCCAAAAATGGATTTATTCGATGTCGATTTATCTGTCCCTCAGTTTAATTTGTACAACGATATAAAGGAAAAGCTTATCAAGGGAGGTATTCCGTCTAATCAGATAGCTATCGTTGGTAATTATGAGGGAGAAAGGAGAAACGCCTTGTTCGATAAGGTCCGTAATGGGGATGTGCGCATTCTTATTGGAAGCACGGAGAAAATGGGAGTGGGTGTCAACGTGCAAGATCGTCTATTCGCCCTGCATCATATTGACGCTCCAATCAGGCCTATGGATTTTGAGCAACGCAACGGTCGTATCTTACGACAAGGAAACTTATACGCTACATGGGATAAACCGGTGAACATCGTCACATATGGCGTTAAAGGTACCCTTGACGCTACCGCCTATGACAGGCTTCGTATAAAACAAAACTTCATCAACCAAATGATGAAAGGCGATATATCGTCTCGTGTAATGGAGGAGCAAGACGATAGTGATCCGTCTGGAATGACATTTAGTGAGATGGCGGCGACGTTATCAGGAGATAAGACCGCCCAACTGCTGTTTGTGGCACAGAACAAGTTAAAGAAATTGCAAAACTCCAAGAGGAGCGATCTTAACAGTAAGTCTTCCATGCGTGACTCTATATATAACTCCAAACTTAGGATACAAGAATACAACAGCCGGAAGGATATCATGGAAAGGAACGCCAATATCGTAAAAGAAAACTTCCCTGATGGGGTTGAGTCCGTGACTGTTAAAGGCAATACTTTCAGCGATGGTATATCGAATGAGCTTACGCCCATTATTGATGATTACTATGATAGATATACGCTTGACAGAAACACCCCTCCTCTGAAAATCAGTCTCAATGGAGGAAAAGGCGAGGCAATCGTGCATTTCAATGAAGGTATGATGGTCTATAGCTTATATTTAGGAAAGGAAAAACTGGTTGAGAATCGTGATTTTAGCGGCGGCAAGGGTTTGATGGCTAGCATTGACAGGCAGTTGGGGATTCCCGCTAAATCCGTCTCAGATATAGCCGCTAAAATAAAGGCAGAGGAAAACAAGATAGCGGGATTAGAGGAAGCCGTTAAGAAACCGTGGGGAAAAGAGGATGAACTTAATGCGGCTCAGGAAGAGGTTAATGATCTGCAGAGACAATTAGTTGAAAAAGCTAAAGCTGAGGATATTCAGTTAGAATCAACTCTTGACGTTGATGGTACGTTGGTAAAAGAGGAAGGAGAGACTCGGTTTCGATTCATGGGAATAGATACAACTAATAATCAGGATAATGTAAGTTCTATTGAATCCTCAATCAACGATTGGTCAAACAATCTTAATACCCCTGTCAGGGTAATCCATGACGTGGACGATATAACCGATACGGATGAGAATATGTTGGCCCGTAAGAGAGATTCCAAAGGCTGGTATGATACTTCTACCGGGGAGATAGTCATAGTATCACCTAATTCCACGTCCGTAGGTGACGCTCAAAGGACTTTCCTCCATGAAGTGGTAGGGCATCATGGGTTACGTGAGCTATTCGGGGATGATTTCGATACTTTCCTTGATAACGTGTATCGGAACGCCAACGAGGATATCCGGAAAAATATCATAGACCGGACTAAAGGCAATCCTCTTAACTTGCGTGAGGCTACAGAGGAATACATCGCTGAATTAGCGGAACGTGGTTTCGATAACAAGGCCGAGCGTTCGTTATGGGAAAAGATCAAGGACTCTTTTCTTGATATGTTGAGAAAGGCCGGTATTAGCCTTGATTTCAAGTTATCGGATAATGACCTCCGTTATATTCTCTGGAGAAGCTATAAGAACTTGGAGCAAGGCAACTTGATGGATGTGGCCGAGGATATCGTGATGAGAAATAGATTAGGCCTTAACAATATAAATTTGAACGAAAATGGATCAATCGAAAGAGATATTGAACCTGAAAAAGGAAAACAACCTTCTGAAACAAAAGGTACTGGAAGGGAACTCGAGACAATCGAGGGCGTTAATGAGAACGGAAACGAAAGTGAACGAGACCATATCGACAAACCAAGGGGAGTTGAAAACGCTATTGACGGAACTGAAAACGCAACTGACCGAAATGGAAAAAAGACTGATGGCCAAGTTGACAACGATGGAGACCAACTTGACGGAGGAGATACGGGCGATAGGAGCGGAAGTGTCCGGGATGGAATCGGCGATGAGCGGACTGTCATCGGACGTGCAGGATCTGAAAACAAGGGTAGAGGCGTTGGAGAAAGCGTAAGGGAAAAGACGGATGATTTCGCTTTCGCAGAGAAAACAAAGAAAAACAATGACAAAATCCGGTTCCGGGAGGCTAAAGCGGAAGTGGAGGATGAAGAACCCCTAAACAAGGAAATGGTTGACGCTTGGGATAAAGTGGCATCTTCCGACAGTTTTAAGTTCAAAGAGGCTATGGTTGACTCTTTAACAGCTATAGATGAGTTCTTGAAATTATTGGCCAAGAAAACCAAATCGAAGATACTGGACTATGAGAATCCATATTACGCCCTTATAGCTTTGTCTTCAAAGAATAAGGCGGATATGGATAGTTTCGACTCTAAATTCCTGAATCCTTTGAATGAGGCTATAAGGGCATTGATAGGTGATGCTTCTGAGGTATCTAAGAAAGGTTTAAGAAGAACTTGGGATTGGTCTAAAGGGCCATTAAGGGATTTGGTTAAATATGTACAATCTAAACACGGTATCGAGAGAAACCGTGATATGTCCGTAAGGGATGGCATAGAAACTCTTAAGGCGTTTGACGTGGACGCTTTGTCTAAAATGGGGGTTATTTCCGACTCTGATCTTAAAAACGCTAAAAAAACAGCGGAAAAGGTTGCGGAGGAAAAGGGGAGTGAGGCTTACAAAAAGACGTATGACAAGGTTCTTGGCAAGGAACTAAAGAAAGGTGTTGATAAAGGTAAGGCTGAGCGTTCTGCTGAGATAGCCGCCGATTATCGGAAATCATTTGTCAAATCCGAGATCTATAACAAGGAGATGGATAAATATAAAGAAAAGGTGACCGGAACGTTAATTGATAGGTGGGAAGATTCAAAGAAAGATGTCCTTAATAAGGATCTAGCGTGGGACGAGGAACAAAAGGAGTTGGATCGAGAGGCATTGTCATTCCAATGGAAGTTAGGCGATAATTCTTATGGTGTGATTCTAGGAAAGGACTATAGTGGTTTGTCTTCAGTGTTTAAGTCTTCGGAGGATGGAGCGAATAAAGATAAATGGCTTTCTGACGCTTATGATTTCGTGAGAGATTATGAGTCTACCCACAATATGGTTTTGGTTGATAATCTATGGGATAAGGTTCATAACGTGTCAGAGTATACGTTAAGGAGGCAGTATGAGTCCGGGCTGATAAACAAGTCCTATATGGATAAGAACTTTTCCCGGTTTAAGTACTTTATCCCTTTGAGAGGTTTCTCCGATAATATTGCATCCGATGTTTATGATTACATAGACGCTACGGAGATAAAGATGGGAAACCCAGTGAAAACCGCAAAAGGACGTATCTCTGAGGCTGATAATCCTTTTGCTGGTTTGATACACGTTGGATACGGATCTATTACCGCTGGAAATAGGAACTTGGCGAAACAACGTTTTCTCAATTTAGCTAGCAATCATGACACTGGCGGTCTTATTACCATAGATAATATCTGGGTTCGAAATGTCGGTACCGAGGAAAATCCGGAATGGGTGGAGTCCATTCCGCAAATACCGGATAACGCTTCTGGCGAGGAAGTGGCCAAGGCGGTGAAAGATCATGAGGAAATGATGAGAGAGCTTAGAGAGGAAGGTAAGGCTGAGCTGATTAAAGGAGGTCGATCGGATATACCATATAAAACATTGTATGACCAGAGAAGCCAGCATCAGGTACAGGTTTTCGTGGGAGGTAACAGGTATGTCATGACCGTTAATGGCAATCCCCGATTGGCGCAAGCGGTAAATGGATTGACTAATCCGGATGTGAAGGATGATCTCGCTTACGTCGTAGCTAGGAACTTGAAAACATTTATGGCCGGAGCTTTTACGTCCAAGAACGTGGCGTTCTCGTTTGCCAACTTGATAAGAGATACGCCTTATGCCAATAACTCCGTGTTTGTGACGGAGAACTTTAGGTATTTCAAGGATTTTTCAGGGAACCAGAGGCGAGCGTTATTTGGACTTCGGAGTTTAGGTCGTAATCTGTATAAATACAGAAGGGGAGAGATTGATATTTCTGATAAGGAACAGGCGATATTTAAGGAGTTCATGGATAATGGAGGGGCTACTGGATATACGTTCGTGGAGACGCAAAAGGAATACGCCAAGGATTTAGCGAACAAGTTAGAGAAACTTTCGGATGGTAATATTGGGAAGTTATCCCCCAAAGAACTAGTCTCTACTGTATTTGAGTGCTTTGAGTTCATGGGTAATGTAGCGGAACTTGTGAACCGATATGCGGCGTATAAGACGAGCCGGGAACATGGAAGATCCATTGACCGGTCAATCAATGATGCCAAGGAGGTATCGGTTAACTTTAACAAGAAAGGTGCCGGAAAGAAAACGAAGAGCGATAAATGGTATATTAACACAGCAGCGTGGATATCTGAGTATGGAAGAGATTGGGTGTTGTTCTTTAACGCCGCCGTTCAAAGCATGTATAAGGAATATTCCATGATGAGAAATCATCCAATTAAAGGAATAGGTTCCCGTATAGCCCCACTAATATTCATGGGATCGTCTGTCTCGTTACTCAATAATCTGTTTATGCCTATGCTCTTCGCTTATTTGGGATGGGATAGCGATGATGATGATAGGGATTATTTTGATTCATTGAGCGATCATGAGAGACAGAATAATATATGTATTCGTTTGACTCATGGTCGTTGGCTCAAGATTCCGTTATCTCCGGAGCTTGCCAATTATTTCAAGATCGGAGATATAATTGCCGGACAATTATCTGGTAAAAGGGAAGTGGAGGCTATGGATGTCGTTAAGACAGGGATTGATATGGTATCCCCGTTAAACATAAACTGGGAGTATGATAGTTGGAAGTTCGCTCTAAATCTCCTGCCTACGGTGGTTCAGCCTATCGCCCAAAACGCCTCTAACGTGAATTTTATGGGTAATCCTATCTATAAGACCTCGATGAATAAGGCTAATGATTATGATCCGGAATATACTAAGGTCTACAGGAGTACCAGTACCACTATGGTCGAGTTGTCGAGGGCACTCAACTCGTTAACGGGTGGCGACGATGTCAAGAGAGGCACGAGCTTTAATCCGGCTACTTGGCAGAACATTCTTTCTGGATATACAGGAGGTTTTGGTACCGTGGCATTGGGCGTGTCTGATTTAGTCCTTGATATGCTGTCCGGAGAAAATGGAGATATGCCGGTGAGTCGTTATCCCCTGTTAAGCCGTTTCTTGACCGGAGGGGACAAGGATTTGAAGCTGAGCCGGATGAATTCCATATATAACAAGAAGGTCGTAGACTTTGTCTCGGAAATGGATCATGATTACAAGGGATATCTAAAGAAAATACAGGATACTTCCGTGGACGATTTCGACAGGGCCGGATATATGGTCAAGTTAAACCAGCTGACCGGTAGCGATGATTACAGGAGATCCATGGTATTGTCACAGTACGTGAAGGCCATATCCGATATGGAGAGGTTCCTTCGTGAGGTCGGTAGCGATAATGATTCTCTGGAGAACCAATTGTATGAGTTAAAGTTACAGGCGCTGGAGATATTTGAGGATTCAGATGAGTGATAAGATAGCGGGTGGCGTTGGTGTCACCCGATATCTTTTTACATTTTAAATATATTCACTGATCAAGCCAATAAATGCTACTATCGATATAATAGAGGATATGAATATTATCAAAGTGCTTAACCTAAAAATATATATGGATATAATTTCAAGTAAATTCCATGATTCTGTACCTAGTATCATAAACTGTGTCGTATATTCTTTATATCCGGTTTTTATAGTTTTTTTCTCTATAACACGATAACATCCAATAGGAATTAAGAAAATACCAAGGAACATTAAAAAACGGTATCTTACTTCTGATATGCCGTATGGTGTTGTTGATTCTCTGAATCTAATTCCTTCAAGAATTACTCCTAAAATCCTTGCGTCATACAAATAGATGTTTTTCCCTTTTCCATTAGGTTTCCTAGGCTCGAATTTTTCTTTCCATAATATCTTTTTTAAAATAATATCTCGATTGAAAATATAGACTAATATCGCCGATGCAAGGATTGTCATGCTGTTTAAAAAATCTTCCATATTTATTTTTCAAAAAAGTCAGATTGGTTAATTTTTTTTGTTCTCATGTTACCATTAGACACTTTATGAAGAGTTACTTCATAGTATGGAATAGAAATTCCATTTTCTGTTCTCTCTGAAAACATATTAAAATAGTCTTTATAGTTGGCTTGTGAAGAGTAATGTACATTTGATTGAAACATTCCTAACTTCATTCCATTGAATAATAAATTAGGATTCCAGTCATTACCATAAACACATTTCATCTCATAAATACCTTCTGGAATATTTCTTATATCATACGATGTGTGTTTGTTAATATATACATTCCTAATTATCTTTTTACTAGTTATGTTTTTTAAAATAACAACAGCGTCTTGATCACTTCCATTATTTACCGTTATATAATTATCTTGGCTATCATCATATGAATTAATTCCAAAGTATTCAGTAAATGGAGAATCTCCATTCATAAGATGATTATTCTTATATATATTTGAATCTTCAACTTCTTCAACCATAGGCGCAACCTCTTCAACATAATCATCAATCTGTTGTGTAGGATTTATTGTGTCTGTATTATGGTTATTAATATTGAATAAATTAGCATGGTAAGCTATATATATAGTTATTATTGATATGCAAATAAATATTAATATATTTTTAGAATTAATACTTGTCTTTTCCCTTTTATATGATCGTTTATTGATTGGACTCTTTTTTTGTTTTTGTATATTCTCTATATCAGACTTACTTCTATTTGTTTTGTCTGTGTTTATTGAATTGAAAATATTTTGCCTATAGGAATTTAAGTCATTATCATATTTTGATCTTCGTTCTGGGTCAGATAATACTTCATATGCCTTTTGTATTTTTATAAATATATCATGTGCATTGTCGCTTTTGTTTTTATCAGGATGATATAATAATGCCTTTTGCCTGTATGCTTTTTGTATTTCTTCAAAAGTAGCACATTCAGTAATTCCAAGAATAGTATAGTATGTATTTATAGACATGTTTTGTATTTTTTGCAAAATTACCCAATCTTCACATCCGTTATTCCGTAGGAGGCATGTTTTACGGCATGTCCGTGAATTTTCCAGTAGTACTTACCCTTCCAACGAAGTATATCTTCTATGCGGCTTGCTGTATATATTAGATGACAAAGTAGTATTGTTATTCCACCTTAATCTTTAACGGATATCCGCAGTTAGGGCATTTATATCCACCATCGGTCTCTTTTTGTACTTCGGAAGGGGAGGCGAAAAGTTGCCATGTTTCAACACCCAGAACAGAAGCAAATCTTTTAATAGTCTCTAAAGTTGGATTCTTCATTAATCCATTCAGATTTTGCTTCTTTACTCCTAGTAAATCAGAAAAAGCCGTTTTAGTCAATCCTCTTTCTTTTAGTAATGCTTCAATATTATCCATAATATCTAAATTTTAATGCTGCAAAATTACATATACATATGTAAGTAATGTTATTTATATTACTAATTAACGTTAAAGTAATGTTTTGTTATTACTTTCTTCTTGCATGGTAATGTTGTATATATTACATTTGCGGTAAATCAGTCAAAGTAAATCCCCGAAAGCGGAAGTGACTGAGCCGCTAACGGGGATATGGATAATCTTTAATGCAAAGTAAAGATATGGAAAATTTGAATAGTTTGTTGCCTATAAGTGAAAATAATGGTAAAAAAGCGGTTAACGCAAGAGCTTTACATGCTTTCTTGGGGAGTAAGCGTGATTTCTCAAATTGGATTAAAGATCGGATAGACAAGTACGATTTTATTGAGAATCAAGATTATGTGGTTTTCAACAATTTTGGCGAAAACCCTAAAGGCGGTAGACCTCAAATAGAATACGCTCTATCCATTGGTATGGCCAAGGAACTGTCCATGGTTGAAGGGAATGAGAAAGGCAAGCAAGCCCGCAAGTATTTTATCGCCTGTGAGGAAAGCAGGAAGGAGCTGTCTCGAAAGGAGATCCTTATGATCGCCTTGAAAGCGGAGGAAGAGAAAGAACAACTCGCTCTGGAGAATAAGGCTTTGCAAGAAGATAACGAGAGGAAGCACGCAAAGATAGCCAAGCTCCAGCCCAAGGCCGATTTCGCAGACAAGGCATTCGATACCTCTGACAAGGTCGATATAGGCATGGCCGCCAAGATACTGAAACTCGGGTTCGGAAGGAATACCCTTTTCAAGAGATTGAAAGAGCTAGGTGTTTTCTTCTCCAACCGTAACGAGCCCAAGCAGAGGTTTATTGATGCCGGGTATTTCGAGATGACCGAGAAATTTATAGAGAGGAGCAATCATCCGGGATTTGTCGTGACGAAGGTCCTCGTTACCCAGAAGGGATTGGCTTATATAAACCATCTTTTGGGCGGTGACCCCGGTGATGGTAAGATTACTAGGATTGTTTGACAGATCCCCTTCCTTGACTATGCCAAGTGTTAAATTGTGACTTGAAAATAGATGTACGGCGTAAGCACGTACGGCCAAGACTTTAACCTTTTGTGACTTGAAAAGTATTTGTGAAATATTAAAAGATTGATTGAATATGAAAGAGAATGAGATTACAGATAAAGAGGCCATCTTCAAACTGCTTGATTTTTATAGGAGTGAGGTTGTTAATCTTAGCGGAAGTTTTAACATGTTGTTTGACGAGGTGCTAAAGATAAAACGTGATATAAGAGAACTGAAAGGGGCAAAGCCCCCGGTTAAGGCAACGATGATACCATTGAAAGGAGGCCGATATGGGAAGTAATATATAAAGCGACTGGATAGCTTCCATGATGGTTGACTCTGGATAATAAGGGTCGGGGGATTACCTTCGGCCCTTATTCATTATCTGCTTGTCTCCTATGGGATGAAGCTATTGATCGTTTTGAGGTATCTAAAATAGAAAACTCCCCAAATCCTCACGGACAAGGGAGTTTTTATTATTTAACTATAATCTATATGAATGGTTTTCAGACAACCTTAAACGATCCGATTCTCACGAACGAGAGCGTTTGTAATATCTAAATCCATATCTAAACAAAGACATACTTAATCATCATTGCCGATCCTCCCGGAATAGCAACGGTGGGTATATCCGTATTAAAATGCTTCCCAATACCACCCAAGGGAAGCGGGAAATATTTATTCAAACTATATTTTATGCCATAAGGAAAGGAGTGTGCCCCCATCCTCCAAAGCTATCCCCTTGACATAAATATACCTCTGGTTCTCACGAAAGAGCGGTATGACATTGATAAAATTATTTTATGAATACAACCTAGTGTAATATCTTTAAGTAATGACTCCGGTCCATCACGGATGAGAGCCATAAGGGGTTATAAATATATAACATACCATATACGCATAAAAAAACGTGGCGCCGTCGCAACTACCAAGACCCGGCGTCCCCACGCCAACATAACAGGTAGTAAGCAACGGCCCACGTCTTATATATAGATTATATATACAAATAACGTGGGCGTATTGTTGCTATCGGCTCCCTGTTATGTTTATAAATTTGGGGAATTTAGGTCTTTATAGGAGACGATATCTTTAACGCCACAATGTGTGTCACGTCTTACATTCTAATCAGTGACTACGCGAATATACTCTCTTTATTTTACATTAGTAAAAAATAAGTCGTATTTTATTTATCTAATATTGATTTTTACAAGGGAAACGTTCATGCGCACGCTATAAACTCGACTCATTTTTTGGATATGAATCGAGATATCCCGTTGATTCTTCTTTGATTATAGAAGGCTTAGGCATATCCTCTGATATGAGCGCTCCTATCATGTCTGTCATCAATATATCGTCGTGATTGCCACGACCGGGAATATTCCCGTAACTACCGTCCGGACGTTGCTCGTATTTGGATGCCTCCTTATACATGCGCTCATCCGGGTCTATGAACATATCGTCCTCGAACGCCACTATGAAATTATCCACCATGTCCTGCTTGGTCTTCTTGTTGGTCTGGAAGCCTATCTTCTTGTATATGCCGTTCCTTATGTCCTCGGGATCCGTCGCCGCACGCATGTAAAGATTGGGGTAGATATCCTCTATCTTTTTCAGTATGCCACGAATATGATCGCCTTCCTCCACGAACTCGGATGCCTCTGATTTTTTCTTATCAAACGTATTGCTCTCGAAGGCGAGAAGGGCGTTCTTGTAGTATCTGGCGATCTTGACGGCTTTGTAGGCGAGCCAGTCATATCGTATATGACCGTGCCATCTGGCTACCACCTCCGGCTTTCCTCCGCTGAATCGTAAATTCCACCTGTTTATAACCGTTATACATGACGGGTCTGAGTTCTTGCTACGTCCACCGACATCGACGATGACAAGATACTCGTTGGATGTCCTTGTATCATCGGGCCTCTTCCAGATTCTCAACAGGCCGTTCGGATTCTTGGTGAGAATTATCCTCTTGGTCTTCTCTGATTGGGATATGTCGCCAATGAACTCTGGGGGTGATACGTATCTTTCCCGCATCACCTCGATCGTGTAGATATTGAACACGAGATTACCGGAATACTTGAAACACTCGACATCATCGGATGGTGCCTCGGATGCCATCGAGGCGTGATCATGAAACGAGGCCCTTTTCTTGATATACCATTTGATGTGCTCCAGCGTAGCTCCTTTTTCCCATAGAGACCATAGATACTGTCCCGGCTCGCTATTGTCATTAGGGGAGGTCGTGACATCCCTTCCCTCTAATAGATCCAGTATGAAAAGCCGGGTCTCTTTCTTGTCCTTGAATCTTATCATGTCGTTCTCGATAAAGAAGAACGGTATGAATAGCGCCTTACGGGATGAAGTGCCCTCCTTGGCCATTTGGTACTCATCATAGAAATAACCGGCCATGCCATTAGCTGTAGACTCGGAGATCTCCATGGTCAACGGTCTCTCCAATATATTCGAGTCTATGTTTGTTATAACCTGCTCCGCCGATTTGCCGTCCGTTGTTTTCCAGTAGGCTACCTCCGAGAAGTGGGCCATGGCATAGTCCATACCACGTGTTGACTCGAAATTCTCATAAGATGCCACGGTTATCACGTTATCACGTACCTTGTTCCCGGACTGGTCGGTGATTATGGAGTCGGACGCCGAATGCTCGTAAGGGGCGAATTGTAGCTTGTCAACACCATATATAAATCCCGGGATATTATCGAGAACCTTTTTATACATGGCCTTGATACGTTTGGCGGTATCTTTCGTCTGGGCTATAATTACGGAATACCATCCTTCCATGACGAATAGCTGTATCCACGCCATATAGAGCTGTACCAAGGTGGAACCTCCCCATTGCCGGGCTTTCAATAATATTATACGGATCGTGACTCCCTTATGCCTCATTTCCTCCAGAACGGATAGCACGTAACGTTGGGCGTAATTAAGCTCGAAGGGGATCATTTCTCCCGCCTCTTTCGACTTGATCTTAAATAACGAGAAAAAGGCGAAGGAGGGGTCTCTCGAGCAACGAGCCCAAAATAGCATGTTGGCCACGTCCTCCTCATTTATCCCATCTGAATCCGGGTACAGCTCGTTGAACCTTATCGTGTAGTCCTTTATGGAACCAGCTTTCAGAACATCTTGATACAGATCGTTCTTGAAAACCTCCTCGGTAAGCCACTGCACCCTTATGGGGTAATCATCTATGACAACCCTATGGCTATGCCCCTCCATTCCACGCCCCGTGAATTGGTCGTGCGTGCCGAATATATTTTTCAGCCTCTTGTTATTCTCGGCCAATATAGACTCAACCTCTTCCGTGAACGCTAATTTTCTGTATGACTCCATAGATGATATAGGCTATTAGGAATGACAGCAAGTGTATCCTCCAGTTGAATAAGGGGATAAACGCCATGACGATATTGCTCAATATTATTCTCCAAAGGCTTAGTTTATAGGCGTGATATCTGCGAGCGTAACATCCCATGATAAATCCGGACATGCCGCATGTAGGAACCGGCAATGAGGCTAGTGGTACGAACGAGGCCAAGACGCAAGACACGTAACCGATCAGGCATGTTTTCACACGAGGCTTAAACTGGAATAAGGCGATAAGATTTAATGATAAATGAAAGATGTTCGCGTGGGTGAACGTGTAAAGGAAATGGTCGTATGGTATGGAATTGGTATCGAAATAGAAATGTTTACCTGCGAGTTGGAGTATGACGCTTGTCAAGGCGATTATTAATGAAGGAATCAGTCTTTTTAGCTTACCTTCCATTTTTCCTTTCCCGGTTGATGCGTTGTATTATCGCCAACGCCCGTGAATAGGATATGTAAAAACAGGGGGCCGTTTGATAGACCGCGAAAGAGGTGATGAAATAAACGGAGCTTCCCTTGAATTCTCTCTTTTTCTCCAGCTCTTTGTAAATCCCATAAATGTCATCGATCATCTTGTTCCTGATCGATCGACCCTTTTCCTTGGTCTTCCCTTTCCTGATCAGCAGGATTCCCCTATACGCTTGAAGGGTGGAGATCCAGAACCTAGAGGCATGTGAGGATATAGCCCTCATTACCGCCTCTCGGTGGGATTTCACTTCCCTCATCTTCAAAGCACGTCTATAAGCTTCGTAAAGCTCCATGTCCCGCTCTGGGATGAAATCTACGCCATTAACCATAAAGAACGCTTGTTTTGGTGAACATCACAAAGATAAAAAATAGATTCACATGTTTGATTATTCTTAGGGTTCATGGGTTAAATAAAATAATCAAAATAACAAAACGGATATACCTTATTATTTTCCTTTGCCTAAAACATAATCGATTAAGGTATGGCAGATATATCTAACAAAGAGAGATTCAGACAGAGATACGCCAAACGGAATCCGGATCTTAACATGGATGACGAGGAGGCTTACTACGGCTCGGTCAACCAGTTCATGGACGAGTATGAGGGTTATGAGGGAAACTCTAAGAAAATGCGGGAGAACCTATCGAAGAGTCCAGCTTTCGCCGAGTTGATGGTAGCCGCTAGGGATCAGGATGATTTCGATCCCGTGGTGTGGATGGTACAGAATAAGGGGCTTGACTTAAAAGCCTTGGCCGATGATCCCGATTATTCGCAAAAGCTGGCCGACGCTCATAACGCTTACTTGGAGAAACTGGCGAAACAGGACGAGATCGAGAAACAAATGTCGGAGAATATGCCGGCTAGCGTGGAAGCGATTAGGGCGAAAGCCTCGGAGATGGGCCTTTCCGATGATCAAGCGGAGGAGGTTATAGGCAAGATGTATCAAGTCATGGATGACTTGATCGTCGGTAAATTGGACCCGTCTATTTTCGAGATGATGGCCAAGGGCATGAATTATAACCAAGACGTGGAGGCCGCGCGGGAGGAAGGCGTTGCGGAAGGGATCAACAAGAAAGTTACCGACAAGTTAAAGGATCTTAGCGGTAAGCAGGAAAGGCCGAGAGGGAGGCAAGGCGCACGGCAGGAGAAGCCGGTTACGCAAGACGTGAACAATCCTTTTTTATAATGAGAATAGTAACAATTAATACTTTTGCGATGAATAAATTATTTAAAGACAAGATGTTTTGGGTCAAGACTTTGTTCTTTGTCTTGGCGGTATTGACCGGTGGAGCGGCTATGGCCGTGGAGATCGGGGAGAATGGAAGTGATACGGATCCCAATGATGGCAAGCCGTTGGAGAATGCGACCCCGGACGCAGCAGGTAAGGGTATTGATCAGCAGGGGCAGGGGGCTACCGGATCTGCGGTCACTGACGCTGATCTGGCCGAGAACAAGGTAGAGGATTACGTCAGTAAATTTCAAGCGTACAAATATCCCATGCACACGGATTTCCTCAAGCTCGCCAAGCAAGTCCATGTCAACACGAAGGAACCGGAGCATTACAATATTGGCGAGGCTATAATGGATTGCGTTACCAAGGCGGAGGTGACCAACACGGAAAAGGACGCAGAGGTAAAGCTAAGCTTGTATAAGAATGACGAGAAGTTATTCGCCGAGTGCAACACTGTCTTGGTGGACGGCGTAACCGGATATGATGAGAACGGAAATTCTGACGGTAGCCCGTTAGTCCTCTATGTCATATCCGCGGATAAGGCTAACGGTATTATGGTCTCCGCTCTTAATGGCCCGTTGGATGAAGGCGGTAACATGTATGTGCCGGACTTGAAAGCGGGTACCGGATTGCACATCATGGCACCGGCCATGAGTGAGAGTGAGGTGGAGATCGCCCCGGATTCCGCTTATCCCAAGAAAGAGATCGCCTACTTGCAGAAGAAGGTATGTCCAATCACGTGGACGGAATTCTTCGAGCGTATCAATAAGAAGGCTAAGTGGAACGTACAAGACTTGAAGGATTGGACTTTGTCTAATTTCCGCAAGAAATGTACACGCACGATGTTGATCGGTGTAGGTACGAAGTTCGTGAAGTATGGCTCCAAGAAAACAGGTACCGAATACGTGTATGCCCAGAAAGGCGTGTTGAGACAATTACGGTTGGGTTACCAGATCGGTTCGACATTGGAGTTCGCCGATCTTATCGGTATCACCCGTATGCTTTTCGGAAAGTACTCGAACACGAACGAGATGGACGTGTATTGCGGTACCAAGTTCATCGAGAAGTTGCTGAACATCGATTTCACGAAACATAAGGATATCTCATTCGTCAAGAAACAGAATATCGGTATCGATATCTCCTCTTTCGAGACCACTTTCGGAAAGTTGAACTTCAAGGTCGAGCATGCCCTTGACGATCTTGGATATGAGGAATGCGCCGTAGCTTTTCCGATGTCCGAGGCCAAGCGTTATTACTACCAGAAAGGAAAGACTCTTACCGTGGATCACTCCAAGGGAGAAGGCGGTGAGGTACGGGAGGCCAAATCCCAATATTATATTCAGGATGACTGCTTGATGCTTACGGGTTATAACTCGATGCTGATCGGTCCGGACGTGACAGTGAGCGGATATAAGCTGTCTATGCTTGACACAGTCGTTTCCAGCGTGGCTTCCCTGAGTTCCGTATCTACACCGAAAAAGGACGATGTGGTTTACTTGACCGTAGCGGACGATACGCACGCCGTCGGATTGTATGTATATGACGGTACCGCATGGAAACCATACAAGGGAGAGATTAACGTGTAAACTGTAATATTGTCAAACAAGACCCACCGGAGCAAACGCACGGTGGGTCTAATAAAATCAATCGAATGATCACGAAAACATATGAGTTGGTAGGCAAGGATAATTGCATGCTCCGTACTATATACTGCGGCACAAGGGTCAGCATGGAGTTCAAGGGCGGTAATTTCATCAATGGCAAGAACGCCTTGCTACGGACTAGCAACCCTTTCGTACAAGACGCTATCGAGAATGATTGCCGATTTGGTACGTCTATCCGGCTCGTCTCTACGTTAAAAGACGATAATGTGTCTGGTGTCTCGGTCATGAGGAACTCGAGAGGCCGGGAAAAACAAGTGAAAGAGGTCAAGACCGTAAAGAACGTGAATGATGCTATTGACTATTTCGCCAAGATGGGCTATAAAGTGGAGAACGATGATATGCTCGAGGAGTTAAAGGATAAATTAAGTGTCTCGTTCCCGAACATGAAATGATATGGATATTAGCGTGAGCGACATAGTGAGTGAGGTCAAGATCTGCATAGACGAGATCGGGCTTAATGACGCTGAGTTCCTAGGAACGCAGGATAACGAGGAAATGGACACGATTATCAAGTCCAAGATATCGGAGGCGTTGCGCTTCGTGAACGGTAACGCAGACTGGGGCCTGTTGGAACCGAACAAGATAATAACGGACGGAACCATAAAGGACGATCTTGTCGCTCATGTAAGTTTGCCGGAGAACTACTCTCGGATTTGTTACGCTAGGCTATCATCATGGCCTTTATTTATTTCAGATCCTATCTATTGGAACGATAAGGAATACGCCACGCTGTCGGATCCATACGCAACGGGGACATGGGAAAGACCTAAACTGGCGTTGACCATGAGGCCGGGTAAGACATTGGAGCTATATAAGGCGAAGGATAAATCCGACACGTTCGAGATCGGGATCATAACGGACGAGGATATAACGGATAGCTTGGAGGTAAGCCCCAAGCTGAAAAAGGCGCTGATCTATTATATATCCGGTCTCACGTTGCTTACTTACAGGGATCAGCACGCAGACAGCATGTTTAATCAAGCGTTGGTTCTTATGGGTGTCAATCCATCCGGGGCCAACTCCAATCAATAACAAGATTATATAATCATGGTATACATATTCAAAGACAGATTGATTCGGGTTGAGTGGACTATCTATAAAGGGATAAGCCCGGTGAAAGAGGATTTCTCCCGATCTAATGTAAAGGTTTTTCTATTAGGCAACCGGGAGAAATATCTACTTCAAGCGAGAGCGGACAAAGGTACGCTTTATGTAGACATTCCTTCAGGGTTGGAAGAAGGAACTTACTCTATCGAGGCGATATGGGTCAAGAATATGGACCATGTCTTTGATACACGAAGCGTATGCCGCTCCAAGAAAGAGGATCTTTTCTCTATTACCGAATTTGAGAACGAGGCTACGAATATAGGAGAAGGTGTCGTCGTGCTGAAAGTAAAGACCTCTACCGCCACTTATGGCTATGATGGCTTGTCCTCATATGAGCTGGCCGTATTACGTGGGGACTGGAACGGTACGGAAGGAGAGTGGCTGAAGCATGAGCGTTACGTAAGCGTGCTCGATTCCCGTGGTGATAGCGAGGTTGATACCATGAGCCAAAAGGCCATTACTGATGAACTGGAGACACAAGACAATGCCATAGAGGATATTCGGAAAGATACGGAAAAACTTGGTGATCGTGTGGAGGAAGCGGAGGAAAAGGTTAATAATATGGGGGATGTCGTTGATGAGATCAAGAGCCACGCCCCGGTATCAGCTCGTCCTGCCGGTTTCAAGCCGGACATCGACCTTACCCCGGAGATCACGGTAGACCGTGCTTGGAGAGACCATGAGGGTAACGTTATCCGTGATACGTATATCACCCGGAGGGGATTGCGGAACGAGATAATCGACATCACCAACCAGCAGGTAACGGACTTGAAGCCCGGCTCTGTCGATCCGGATGATCTTTCCGAGGCTACCAAGCAATTGATCGGTAACAAGAGCATAACCAACCTTCCGGACGAGGAGGATATAACCATTACGGATAACCAGACATTGAAATTGAAAGACAAGGAATACGCCCCGAAGGATTACTCCGGAATGGGACGTGTGTATCTCCGGAAGCATTACGTGAACGGCGTGAACACGCTCACGCAGCACATGATGAGAAAGCCTAATACCATCTACATCATCCAGTACGACTACTGCTTAGCCGGGCAGACGATCGAGGTGCCGGAGAATTGCGTGCTGGAGTTCCAAGGGGGGAGTTTGAGGAATGGTGTTTTAACAGGAAATTATACTGAGCTTAATTTGTCTTATGGCAATTTTAGCGATATAAACTTTAGAGGATCTTTTAATAGCAAGAGTACGATTCTTCCAATAATGTTTAATGGGACGGATGATGATATTTTCCGTGACATGTCCTCATTATCATATTGTGGGGTTTTTAATATCGTTATACCTTATAAATCATATGCCTTAAAAAATATTCACGTTTTTAAGACTGGATTAATCAGTAAGGATGATGGGGTTTATTCGGGAAAGACTCCTTTATATTCCCACGTTCAGGATTTCGCTAAGTACGATAAACCGATTCTTGTCCCATGTGGAAATTTTAAATTCTCACATTTAGGATTTACTACATCTTATCAAGGGTTGACATATAATCCCAATACTAGACAATATGCCTTATCTTTTTCAGAAGATAGCAGTGAAGATGGAAAAGCTAAAATTGTCATAGTTGACGAAAAGTTCAATTTTGTAAGATTTAAAATACTGGAAAATGGAGGTCATGCTAATGACATGGCCTATAATCCCAATACAAATGAACTTTTGGTTCCACCAATTAAAGGGAAAACAATTAATATTTATAATTGGGATGAAGATTTCACGCTAAAGAAAACCGTGACAATAAATAGCACATCTTTAGATCCTATAGAGTCTATCGGATACGATCAAGTCAATAATATATATGCGATCAAGGCCGTTACAGAAGTAATAGTTACGGATACTGATTTTAATGTGTTGTATTCTCATGATATATCATTACCAGATATGTATATATCTCAATCTATGGAATTTAATAATGGTAACTTGATATTATGGTGTACTGATCGATTTGACTTGAATAGTGATATTACAAATAATTTCATTGTCGTGTTTAGTGTAGATGGTAAATTATTAGATTCTTATAATTATCCATCCTTGTATAAATATGAGGAAAGTGAAGGGATCGTTTATATTCCATGTGAAAATAGTTTTTTATTGTCTACATATTCTATTGGTGAAATTCATTTTTATAAGTATGAAAGGAATATTCAATCCCATAGTCACGCTTTAACGGATATAATAAATTCTGGTTTGACCGAAATGCATTCTAAAAAAGATAGGGTTGTATATGTTGATAGTAATAATAATGGATTTTATGACGGTACTAGAAAATATCCTTATCCAACTATTACCGAAGCATTGAACCATATCAATAAGATCACTCCTATAAATATGGTAGTATCACCCGGTATATATAATGAGGCTGTGTATATTACAGGTAATGCTAGACTTGCTATATATAACGATGATCCTTCCAGGGAAGTTAGAATAAAATCTATTGACTGCTCTAATACTACTATTCTTTTATATGATCTTACATTTACGGATGATTCCAATCCTATTATTTTTTCTCATGGGAATGCTTACCTTAATAATGTTAAGGTAGGTCCTTCTAAAGATCCTATCAAAGATGCTCCATATGGTACAAAAGGTATTCAATTTTATAACGGATGTATAGCTTATATTTACAAAGCGATTGTCGATTCTTTTAGTTGTGCGGTATATGTTAGCTCATCAAGTGTCGTATCTATCAATCATCTTAGTGGAAGTAATAATTATTATGGCTTCATTACTGATGGTGGGGATATTCTATTTGAGCTTTTTGAGAGAATAACTATTGGAACAAGACTATTGACATATATTAAACCGTCATGTTTATTGTTACCGTCGAATAATAGACCTTACGCTATTGAAGGAGCTTTCGTGTATGATACAACATTAAAAAAGCCAATCTGGTGGAACGGCACGAACTGGGTCGACGCTACCGGAGCTACCGTATAACCATTAAAACATTATAATCATGAGACAATTCATATACAAAATCATCAGAAAGATATTCAAGCTTGTATTCTCTGTTTACAAGCCGAAGGTAAGGATATTGTACAAAGGCCGTAAGAATATCGATCTTACGGAGAATGGCGATCTGCGTATAATGGTAGGTAAGCCTTTCTATCTGGCCGGGAATATCTACAAATTAGATCAGTTGGATAATACGAGCGTATTCAAGCTGGCCCTTTACAAAAAGGAAGGCGAGGATTGGTCAAAGGCTAACGACCTTGATTTGATCTTGAGACTTAACGCCGGCTACAACATATTTTACGTATAACGAACTAAAGCACGATACATCATGGAAGAGCGAAAAGATATTTGCGAGGGTTACGAGAGGGATAGCGTACAGCAGCTAGACAAGCTGGCCAAGGATAAGAACGAGCGTTTTCCTATCTATCCGTTGACATACATTCAGGCCGTATATGACGCTAGGACGAAAGAGAGGCTTGATTCCATATTGTGGAAATGCAACAACGTGTATTTGCCTTGGATGGGATCGGCGGGGGATACCCGTATACAATTGCCTTTCTGGATGAGAAGGAAGGGTATATATATTACATATAAAGACCTTGATGGCAATGTTATAACGGAAAGATGTATTAATGATGATTGTGTAGCAGACCATATTTTCAGGAAAGATGAGAACTGGATACTGATTGGCGATGATGGCATTAATCCAAAGGTCTATTTTAACCGTTATGGCTATAATGTCACCGTGTTTGGTCTAAAGGGTGGTGTACATACGTTGGTTAGCGCTATAAAAGATGTTCCTCCTAGAGAACGGATACTTGGTCAAAAGATCACTTTCGCTCAAGAAGGGGAGAATTGGGTTACTTATCAGTTTCAACAATTAAGTTTATCCGGTTATGAGAACCCTTCTAACTGGAAACTGGTTGATGGAATACAACAGATTGAGGGTGACATAAATATCACTAATCATCCTGACGAGGAAGATATAACTACAGACGGGGGAAATAGGCTTAAGCTTGCGGATAAAGAATATGACACGTCTGCTTATAGCGGAATGGGCCGTATATATCTTCGTAAGAATATACAAGACGTGGAAGTTTTACCTACCTCATACCTTCAAGTAAATTCTATCGTTGACGCTGTGACAGATGAAGTCGCTATAAAAGCTCCTACTGATACGGAACTAACGGTCGTGATAGGACGTGACGGAAAGGCTTATGCTATGGTTGCGGATGACATAAACAAATATACCATCTGGGATGCTTACGGAGAAATCAAGGCTTCTACGGAATATATGGATTCCTCTTATATCCTTAAACATAATACATATTATTTGGTGAATGGCTTTTATTATGTTTGGGATGGAAGTCTGAATGAAGCCGTGTTGCAAACAGAAAAGAAAAATGTACTTACGCAAGAAATGCTTGATAAGCCCAATACTATTTATGTAGTTCAATATGATTTTGATTTAAATTTTGATTGGAATAATTATGACTCAGCTCATAATTATGCAGTAAAAATTCCTGAAGGAAGTATACTAAAATATGAAGGTGGATCTATATCTAACGGTCTATTAAATTTTGCTGATGATACCTATATAGAAGGCCCAGAACGAGGAGATTGCATGAAATATGGTTCATATGGATACATAGATAAACCAAGGTATCATGTGAAAAACGACATGATAGTAGTCAATCGTTTGTCTGAGATATTTAATTCTTATTACAAACAAAACGAAAAATTTCATTATGGCCACAAAAACACTCTTTTGAGGCAGGATTTTCAAATAGAAGAACCTTGGTATATGAATTGCTCCAGTTTTTCTGCGGCGATGATTTTAGGTATACCTTTTGAGAATTCTAAATATAATGGTAAAGATAATATTCTAGATGGATCAGGATGGTATGATAAAGATTTTTACCAATGGCTGACAAGTGGGGATAATGAACATTTTTATAAATATTCTCACAACTTGGCTAGATATCTAAACGATAGAGGATATACATTAGATGAAAGTGAGAATGATATAAATAATTTACAACCGGGAGACGTGCTATTTGTTAACTTTGAAAATAAACCAGCATGGAACAATCCTTTTTATTACATGGGGATTGATCATTCTGCGACTTTCGCATACAGGGTTAACGATAATAAATTTGCGGTCTGGGAAGTATGGGGAGAGGCCCAAGTATTTGGTATTGGTTTTTATGACAAAGAATGGTTTGATAAACATATAAGGTTAATTGCCAGAGTCCCAAGATCAGTAGGAGATAACCCTGTACTTGATAACATAGCCTATAATCCCTATAATACTTATGAAAAGACAACAGAGGCTAATGATGACTTTCAGAATCGAAGGATTGCGACAATTTCGGTATCTGAACCAATTGAGGCTTACAAATACTATACCGTTGTTCTTAAAATGAAATTTATGACGGAAAGAAGTAAAGCTTTTCCAACTTTAATAGTTTCTTCCAGAACAAATTTCTCTTATTCTCAATATGTGAATCGTCCCAATGATGATGTCTATTTTATACCATTTTGCTTTAAGAATAGAGAAATAGAAAATAATAATACGCCTAGTCCCATAGATCGTATATGTACGACTAAGAGTCTTGGTATAGACGTAGGTTGGATAGGTGTTGAGAATATTAAAGAGGAACATGTTAAAATTGAATATTGTTTTATATTTAAAGGTATTATATCTGAATATAATAACAGAATAAAATATCCAATTTTATATCCTGTGTCAATATCAAATAGCGAATATGAAGAATATATCAAGGGCATTAATACAAAATGGACGAGATTACCGGATGGGATTATGCTTAATGGATATTTTAATATCCAAAATGAGGATATTATAAAAGGAGATCCGATAATTATTAGTACTATAAATATTAAAAATAAATATGATTTTAAATATATAATTCAAGGACATACTATTAATGAGAGATATGAATCTGGAGTTATATTTCTTGATTATAGAGAAGGTGTACCAGTTTTAAAGATTAAAAATTTAAATGGAGGACTAATGCATTATTTTGATATATTATTACCGTTGAATATTATAAATAGATGGCAATAAAATAATAATTTACTTATAACCATTAAAACATTATAATCATGAGACAATTCATGTACACGATCATCAGAAAGATATTTAGAGAATTAGACTAATTGAAAGCAGATATTTGCTCAAATAAATCACAATAGAAATAATTTCTCATGTATCGTTATCTCTCTTACATATCAGACCTCGCAAATTGGGCCAAGTCCATCGCCATAGCCGCTGTTGTTACGGCGATGGACTTCGTGTCACCGATAGAGAACTTCTTGGTGGTGATCCTGTCGCTGGCCTTCATCGATACGTTCTGGGGGCTGGCTGCGGATCACGGGGATTTCCGGAAGAGCAAGTTCATCCGTAGCTGGGTGTACATGCTTGTGTATTTCCTGATAATTATCATTTCGTTTTGGATAGGCGTGATGATGGATATATCGGAGGATAACGCCAAAGCCTTTGTATCTTGGATCACGTGGGCGATGATATGGTTTTACGGGACCAATGTCTTGAAGAACATGGGTAAGGTATTCCCGGATAACAAGGTGATAGCCTTCTTGTATTGGGTTGCCGCCGTGAAATTTATCAGCAAGGTCAATTTCTTGGAAGAGTTCAATAAGAGCAAGGATAAAAAAGGCTCCCCAAATCCAAAAGGATAGGGGGAGCTGGATGTAAAAAACGACCCTATCACGCCTGTCACAGGTTATGTAGAGGAACAAGGTTAACAAAGCGTCACAAATATAGCAATAAAATCAAATAACAATGGCAGAGAAAAAATTACCTAGAGGTTTGAGAAACAACAACCCGGGAAACATCAGAAAGAATAGCGATGTCTTCCAAGGAGAGAAGACAAGCTCAGACAAAGAGTTCAAGCAATTTAAATCGATGGCATACGGTTACAGGGCGATCTTCAAGATCCTGTCTAACTATTACCGGAACTATAAGCTGGACACGATCCGCAAGATGATCGGTCGCTGGGCCCCGGAAAACGAGAATAATACAGATGCCTATATCAAGGCCGTATCCGATTACGCCGGTATCCCGGCTGATGATCCTATCAACATCAACGATCGTGAGCAGATGATCCGTATTGTCGCTGGTATGAGTCGGGTCGAGAACGGTAGGGAGGCTGATATGTCGGACGTGATAGCCGGGTGGAATCTGTTATGAGAGCATGGCAGGTTATATTAATACTAGTGTGCTTGGTAGCCAGTTTCACGGCTGGCTACCATGTCCGGGGAAATGTAGCCAGTGATTCGATATCCAAGACCGACACGTCCGCCAAGGTGGATACGATACATGACAGCATCCCGTACCCGGTCTATGAGACACTGGTACAAACAATACCTGAGCCTTTTCCTGTCTACATTACATTAGACGGTGACACGATTAAGGAACCTATATATGTCCCGGTGCCGATAACCAACAAGGAGTACAAGACGGATGATTACCGGCTGTCAATATCCGGCTATAAGTCTAATCTTGATTACATCGAGGTTTATAGAAGGACTGAGTATATAACCAAGACGATCTCCCCCCGTAGATGGGGAATCGGTGCGATAGCCGGTTATGGGATCGGAAAGCATGGCTTGTCACCCTATGTCGGGATAGGCGGGTTCTATAGGATTTGGTGAAAAAGGTTAAGCCCACCGAATCTCACGATCAAGCGAGCTTAATATTTATTTATGAATGCGTGCGGGGTAAAGCCCCTATTCCTTCTCTGATTCGACCCGGACGAAGGAAAACATAGCCAAGCCATGTGTGTTTTTCGGGGCTTCCTTGATATAACATGCGTGGCTTTATTAATGTTCAATTAAAATATGAATATGAACAAGGTCGAAGAGTTTTACAAGCGAGTGATTTGTATCGCAGGTGAGGTATGCGGGGTTGATCCCGTAGACATGATGTCATTTAACCGTGAGGAATGCGTTAACGCCCGTGGTATCCTCATTATAATACTCTTGGATAAGGGGTACTCGGAGAAAGTTGTGGCCGATCTTACAGGGCTTACCAGACGGGGCGTTAATAGGATCAAGAACGATTTTCCAGATAGGATAAGGCGTAATTGGATGATACATATGCTTGACCGGGAGGTCAGGAACAAACTAGGAATGAATAAGGAATAAGCTAGGAACAAGATATTTCCCATGGTATGGACTTCTCTGGATTTTTGTGGTGTCCGGGATACCCGGACATGATCATTAAAAAATCTAGGTTATGAGAATTAAAGGAATGAATGGTGAGGAGTACAGTGTCACCGGGCAAGGCCAAGGTAATTACAACACCGTGGGAGCTTCCGCAGGTATCGCTTCTTTCTTGGGATTGAACGCCGGGAATCTTTTGGGTGGTTGTGGCAACGTAAGGAACGCTGGATATGGCGGTCCGGTTGAGGTAATCACATCCGAAGACAGGCCTATTTCCCGCTATGAGGCTGGGATGATGGATAAGATTTCCGCTAAGGACTCTGAGATCGCCTTGTTGAAATCCAACACTTACACTGACCAAAAGTTGGCGGATGTTTATGACCGCTTGTTGACAATCATCAACAGGAACAAGGAGGAACAAGCCTCAATTAACATGAACCAAGCCGTTTACAATGGGACTAACACCGCTACATTGAAATGCATGCAACAGCAGATCGCGGATCTAGCAGCATTGAGCGAGTTGGTGATCCCGCAGCGTAAGGTTTGTGATACGGGATGTTGCGGATGTAATTGATGATGACCATGTACTCTAACGCTCAAAAACTGGCGGCTGTGCTCAATAAGTGGGCACAGCCCGCTATCCAAGGTCTCTTGGGAACTCGGTTGGGACAACTTCCTTTCATAGCGAACATAGACGCTAAGTTACGCTCCACGGGTTGGGTAAGTCCCATGTGGAGCATATCCAAGGAGATATCCCCATTGCTAGACGGATTGTCATCCTCATTAGTTGAGCCGATGTTGGCTCGGTACCTTCAAGGCATCCCCGATGAGGCTATCCCGGAGTTGGCGCACAAGGTGGTGGAGGACGCTATAAGAAACGGCGGGCTTTCCCTGTTTGAGGGAAAGGTCGAGTTCGAGACCGATGACTTGGAGGAACTAAGGACGTTGTTGCGTTACAATCTTCCGGTCCCGGAAAAGACCGGCTCATACGAGGTATTGACAGAGGAACCTATTCCACAAGGTGATGATGTGGATAAATAAATAATCAATAATAATTACGATCATGATTCAATTAACACCAATTGCGATCGCCGCTACCAGCCAACAATACTTGACTAATGTAGTGGAGAATTTATGTCAGGCCTATTGCGCAGACAATGGCGTACAGCCTACCGGCATAGTCAATTTCACCGTCGCCGAGCAAAGTACGGTGAATACGCAAACGACGGTTACGATCAATGCCGCCGTACTTGTGGCTTATACGCCCAAGGGATCCTGCAGGACGGTTACCAAGCAATGGGTCGAGCAATTCAAGGTAGCTTTTATCGGGGCCGCTGGCGCTTTTCCCACGATATCTCTTACCCCTCTCGTCACCCAAGTCACGCCCGAGAACGTCAAGTGTTGTAACCGTGCCTACGGTGTAAGTTTGGCTACCCCATTGACTATTTCCGCTACCTTTCCAGCGGCTCCCGGCGCTTGATTCATTAATGTTTAAAATGCAAGATCATGCGTTACAAAGAACTGATGAAGGATTACCACTCAAAAGGGATGGTATCCGAAAAAAAGATGTGGGAGGCCATAGGAGAACTGGACGAGGCGATGGAGTGTCTAAAGGAAAAAGATCCCGAGAAGTATGACGAGGCCATACGTGATATACATGAGGTTTTTTGCGGGTCTCATTATAATGAGTGCTTTGCTAGGATGGACGTGGCGGCAATGCGTCATAAAGGCAAGGCGGGAGAGCATAAAGGCGAGCACTGGAATATGGAGCAGGTGGCTACCGCTATAAAAGGCATGAGCATACCGGGAAATACCAACATATGGGACGTGTACGTTGCTCTTAACGCGAACTGGCATGACAAGGAGATTAAATTCACGGAATGGTTTGACCATGACGCTGAAAAGAAAATCATCGAGGACGCTATAAATTTCTATTTCCTTGACGATGACGCTCCTGAAGGCAAGGTTTGGATTTATATGTGTGCCATGGATGACTAA